TCGTGTCATACCTGCTCCAGACTTTGTAGGTCTAAAGTTTTTCTTATTTCTTGCAGGCATGTTATCTTGTTTTCTCATCAGACTCTGCCTCCAAACGACATTTTTTTTCTTTTAGCAAAGGTCGCAACATTAGTAGGTTTACCTCCTGGATTCCCAGCAGCTCTTTTACGAGCAACCGCTGAACGCTTTTGTCCGGATGACATTTTTCTAGCTTTAGCGATGGGGACACATTTGGGATACGCACGTTTTGATCCTTTCGATCTACCACATGGTTGATATTTGCCATCTTTTTTAGGTGCTCCAATATCTACCCACCTTTCTTTAACCCAGGCTCTTAAACCTTTTTTTGCCATTAGACATCAATCATCCTTGTCACGTCTTCAACAACGATGCCACCCATGTTTAATTTTTTTCTTTTATTCTTTTTACCGCCAGGTGTAATTTTACCAGAGCAAACTCCTGATGCATACATATTAGCATATGCACTTGGATACACTTTAAATTTTCGCTTCGCTGCGGCTTTACCTTTTGGACATAGCTTTGCCATTATCTTTTCCTCGCTGTTTTTTTTGCTCTTGCAAAGTCAGATGCTTTTGGTGCACCCTTTGCACCTTTCTTTCGCATCTTACCTCCACGTTTTCTTTTAGCGTGAATGTTAGCGTAAAGACCTGGACCAGCCATTATCTTTTCCTCGCTCTTCCACCTTTTTTAGCAACCATTCTATTTGGATTGTATCCAAATTTTTTTGCTAACTCAGGTTTCTTTTTAGCTAGTTTTGCTAATCCTTTATTTTTACTTTTACTAATTGGTTTTCCGGGCATTTAATTTCTCCTTTGTAACTGTTGTGCAGGTACATCTTTTACCAAAAAATTTTTCAATTAATTTTTTAATAAACTTTTTCATTACCTGTTGATTTTGCCTTTTTTCTTCATAGCTGAACCAAACTTACCATAAGACTCATCTCTAGAAGCTTTTAATTGCTTCTTAGTTCTTTTCTTTTTGATTCTCATTGCAATAGATTCATCTTTTCTATCTTTGTAACCTTGTTTCTTTTTTTTAACTTTTCCACCTTTTTTATACATAGCTCCTCCAGACATTCCCATGTCTGATGGATAATAACCAGATTTCATGTCTTTTCTTGCAGTCGACATTCCTCCGCCCATCATCTTTGCTCTTCCACCATCTTTTAAAGGTTGAGTTGTTTGAGTGTTATATCTTCTATTTGCCATTATTTTTTACCTCCGTTTCTAAATATTTGCGTTCCCTTTATACCATATATGCTAGCAACTACAAGGATCCACAAATTTGTGAACCATGATGGAAGTTGCGAAAACATATCAAAGAATAATTTTACTTTGTCCATAGCGGATGGGTCGTCCGATACGACTGCCCAAGCGAGCACCAACACGGGCAAACTGAGAATTATCAAAACTGCCTCGTCTTTCCAGTCTGATTGTCTAGCCTCTAAAAGTTTACCTTGGTAAGCCTCAGTACCTTGTGCCATTTTCTGAGCGTGCATTAATTGCGCGTCAGACATAGCCATTTTAGTTCTCTGCTTATTAGCGTAAATTTTACTTCCAGCAGAAACGGCTAATTTAATTGCCGATAACCACATGTTAGT